CCAAAACCATTTACCGTCTTGTCTACAGAAAATAAAAGCCATAGAACAAAAGCAGAATTAGAACAGAGAAAAAGAGAAGAAGAAGCCCTGGAAAGCGGAGTTGCATTGAAAGAACGCCAGATTGTTAAAGACAATGAATTCGCTCATAAAGAATTTTTAAGAATAAATAAACTTCTCAAAAACATAAAAAAGAATGATGCGTTATATGAATCTGTAATTAACAGATATGTTATTTTACAGGCTGAATGTGCGGATTTTGAGTTAAAAAGAGAACGTTTATATGAAATAATAGAGCGTTTAGATGAAGCGTTTAATGATGAAATTGACAATGCTCCAGAGGATGATAGGGCAAGTATTATTAGAGCATATTCAAAAACGTATAATGAATCATTAAAAAGTATGTTAGCTATTGATTCACAGATTCAAGCAAAAAGAAAAATGTTACTTGATATAGAAAAAGAAAATATAATGACCGTTGCATCCGCTCTTCGCTCCATACCAAAGAAAGTGAATAACGAAGATGATGAGGACCCGATGAAAAAGCTGTTGGGTAGAAAGCGCGGATAGTGTATAAGCAAGAATATGCTGATTTTACAATCAATTTCGTTGAATGCCTAAAACATGTAGATGGTAAATGGTATGGAGTACCCTTTGATTTACTAAAATGGCAGAAAAACGCTCTTGAACAGTTTTATGGGAATGTTAGAGATAATGATTCCAGACAATATCAATATTTATATCTTGAGATACCAAAGAAGAACGGTAAGTCAGAACTTGCTGCTGCGCTTGGATTATACCACACATTTGCTGACGGAGAAATGCATGGAGAAGTATATGTGGTAGCTGCAGATAAATCAAACGCCAGTATTATATTTAATGCAGCTCTGGGTATGTTGGAACAAAATAAAACGTTAAGTAAGCAAGCAAAGATTAAAGAGAGTACCAAGGAGATAAAAGATAAGGTGTCTGGTACTTTTATGAAAGTATTATCAGCAGAAGCGTATTCCAAACATGGATATAAGCCATCGTGTGTTATTTTTGACGAATTACATGCACAGCCGGGACGTGAACTATGGGATATCATGACGTTTGGTTCTGGTTCAGCAAGGTTTCAGCCTGTTTGGATAGTACTTACTACTGCCGGAGATGACCCGGATAGAGGTTCAATTGGATGGGAAATACATGAGAAAGCATATAAAATATCTGAATATAGAAAAGGCAACACAGACGGGAATTACGATAATCCTGTTTGGTTGCCTATTATTTATGGACTTGGTGACCCTGACCCGGATAAATTAAAAGAAATTGATATATATGACGAGGCATTATGGTATAAATGTAACCCTTCACTGGGCGAAACTATTGAAATAGATACTCTAAGGCAAGAGGCTTTAGATGCAAGACAGAGCGATTATTCAGAAAGATTGTTCCGGTGGTTAAGACTTAACCAATGGATTTCAACCAAGGCAGTGGGATGGTTGCCACAGACATTGTATGATAAAAATGAAGCTCCTTGGCCTGAGTTATTAAGAGGCAAGCGGTGTTATCCAGGATTGGATTTATCAACTACAACAGACCTAACAGCATTAGTATTGTTATTTCCACCACAAGAAGGTTTAAAAAAATGGTACACACTTTTCTTTCCGTGGATAACAGATGAAAAAATGCGCGAACGTTCTAAGCGTGATCATGTTGACTTTGAACGATGGGTAGACCAAGGATATGTAAAAACAACACCAGGTAATTGTATAGATTTTGATTTCATTGAATCAGAAATATACAGAGTTGCAAGCGAATATGACCTTAAAGTTTTAGGATGTGATCAATACTTGTCAAGAATGTTAACACAACATGTCATGAAAAACGATATTAAAGTTATAGAAATACCACAGGACATGAAAAATCTATCTCCTGCAATGAAGAAAATAGAAGAATTATTGCTTAAAGGAGAAATGGAACATGAAAAGAATCCTTGTGCAAGGTGGTGTTTCGGTAATGTGAGAGTTGCTACAGATGGTAATGAGAATATAAAGCCTATGAAAAATAAGTCAATTGGACGTATTGATGTTACTGTAGCTTGGATTATAGCAATGGCAACAGCGTTAATCAATGAAGTGACTAGCTTAAACGATAGAATCAATTCAGAGGAATGGAGTTTGTGATGCATAAATACAAGGAATCAATAACAAATGGGTTTAAACAGTTATATAAGTTCATTCCAGATGTATTGGCGGTATCTGGTGCGATAAGTATCTCATATGGATGTTACAGGATCATTGAACCGCTTGGTTTTATAGTAATGGGATGCTTACTTATCGGTGGAGCAGTAATTTGGAGCAAATCATGAAAACATGGGCTGAAAGGCGGTGATTAAAACGATATTTGATAGAGCCATAAGAAATATAACAAACTCAGATAGCCTAACGCAAGGAAACATGACGTTTAGTGACCCTACAGAGTGGTTAACTGGTGTTACTACAGGAACAACACAAACAGGAGCAATGAAGTTATCGGCGGTAAATGCTTGTGTAGAATGTATTACTAATTCACTTAGTAAGCTGCCAATATTCATAATGGATAGTAATACTAAAGAACATATAAAACATCCATTATTAAGCATATTGTGCAACAGACCAAACGAAGCGATGACACCAAGTGTTTATAAAAAGCTGCTACAAACCAATGTGCTTATGAAAGGAAATGGATATGCACTAATAGTTAGAAGTCCAAATACAGCAAGGCCACAAGAATTAATACCAATATGCCCTGATTACATAATTCCGTGGATAGATAATAATGGAAAACTCTGGTATATATTCACACATCCAAAAACTGGTGAAATTAGGAAATTAGATAACTTTGATATCCTTCATTACAAGGCTTATTCGGAAGATGGAATAACCGGTATTTCAGTTCTAAGCCGGGCAAGTGATGTAATTAATACAGCTAAGGCATCACAAAATTATGAGAATAAACTCTATACACAGAATGCAAGACCAAGTGGAGTACTAAAAGCCGATGCAGAGCTTGATAAACCAGCCAAGGACAAAATAAGAAAAGAATGGGAAAGTATTCATAACGGGGTAGACAATGCTTTTAAAATTGCTGTACTGGATCTTGGATTATCTTATCAACCGATTTCATTGAGTAACAGAGATGCACAATTTATTGAAGGAAAGGCTATATCGATTGAAGATATAGCAAGGTTCTATGGTGTTCCGCTATACAAAATAAATAGCGGTAAACAATCATATTCTTCGAACGAACAAAACGGGATTGAGTACGTAGTGAATACTCTGCATCCATATGTAACTCAGTATGAAGAAGAGGATACATATAAGTTATTGTTTGATTCCGAAAAGAAAAAAGGGATTGAAATAAGGCGTAATATGATGGCTGAATTAAAAGGAGATACAGCTTCGAGGGGTGTCTGGTATAAAAATATGAGGGAAATGGGCGCATTTAGTGTTAATGATGTTTTAGGTCTTGAGGACATGCCTAATGTTCCGGGAGGACATACAAGAAATGCAAGTCTGAATTATGTACCGCTTGAATTATTTGAAGAACTGAGTAAAAACAGAAATGGAGGTGAAAATAATTGAAGCAATTTTGGAATGTAGTAAATAATTCTGAAACTGGTGAAAATGAGTTACGAATTGACGGGCCTATAACAATGGAACAAGGTTTTTGGGATTGGCTATTTGATAAGCCTGATCGCTCTGCTACTGGATTAGAAAAAGCAATTAAATCATTTAACGGGAAAGAAATTACCGTTTGGATTAATTCTAATGGCGGAGAATGTTTTGCAGCCAGTGTTATCTATACAGCACTTAAAAACCATAAAGGAAAGGTTACAGTTAAGATTGACGGTACCGCAATATCTGCAGCAAGTGTTATTGCAATGGCGGGTGATGAAATACTAATGTCTCCCACCAGTGTAATGATGATACATAATCCATTAACAGTGGCTCAGGGTGAAGTAAAGGATATGCAGAAAGCCATTGAGATACTCACAGAGGTTAAAGAAAGTATTCTTAATGCTTATGTTAAAAAGACAAATCTAAGCCGGGAAGAAGTATCTGCAATGATGGATAGTGAAAAATGGATGTCTGCCGATACGGCTATTGAAATGGGATTCGCTGATGGTAAATTATTTGATGAATCACAAAACGATGATGTTATGAATGGAATCATCAAAGGTGCCCAGTTGGTATATAACAGCATCGACAAAGAGGATTTAGCAATTAAATTAAAGCAATTCCTTAAAAATGAACAACCATATAACGAAGCTACAGATCAACCTGATAATGAGGTTGATTTTTTAATGCTTAAAAACAAAATTGAAATTGAAAAATCAAGATTCTAAGAAAGAATGAGGTATATTTAATGAACAAAATTTATGAATTAAAAAATCAGAGAGCAATTTTATTAACCGATGCTGAAAATGCATTAAATTCCAAGGATATGGAGCTATATAAATCCAAGATGGAAGAGGTAAAAGATCTCAATACACAGATTGAAGCCCTTGATGCACTGAACAATGAAAATAGTAAGTTCACCAATGTTGGTATTACCGGTCTTCCTGGATTGACAGCCGGACTTACAAACAGAAATGATGATGAGTATCTCAATGCATTTTTCTATGCTATTACTAATGGAATTACACCTAAAAATGGTGTTGGAAATGAGAAAGTCGCACCTCTTTACAATGCTTTGACAGAAGGTGGAGGTACACCTTCCGGCGCTGATGGTGGATTCCTTGTACCTATCTCATTTAATGATATGATTATTGAACAGAGAAGGCAGCTCGTTAAATTAGCAGATTACTTCAATGTAGAGACTGTAACAACCCCCACGGGTTGGAGAGCTGTAGATAATGCACCTACAACCGGTTTTGCTGCTGTCGATGAGATGGCTACCATTGGAACAGGTGACCAGCCGTCATTTACAAAAGTTACATATTCACTTTCCAAATATGGATTAAGAGTTCCGGTATCCAGTGAATTAATGAATGACAACACCGCCGGATTAATGGCTTATTTAGCAAGATGGTTTGCAAAGAAAGGAGTTATCACTGAAAATGCTAAGTTAAAGACATTGTTAGACACATTAACACCTGCCAACCTGACTGTAGGTAGCGAAGTTGATGCATTAAAAGCGGTTATCACAAAGGATTTAGACCCTAGTATTTCTGCAAATGCAGTTATTATTACTAATCAGAGCGGCTTTGCATACCTGGACAGCTTAACAGGAACCGACGGAAGAGGATTAATTCAACCGGATCCTACAACCGGTGCACCTATGATATTCAAGAGCAAACCAGTAGTAGTACTTTCCGATGTTGAACTTGCTAACAGGGTTGTAACTACTACCGGAGCAACAAAAGGAACATATTATCCTGTGTATATCGGAGATTACAAGGTGTTTGGTACATTATTCCAGGGTAAGACATTGGAAGTTGCATCAACTAACATTGGTGGTAATGCATGGGTAACAGATTCAACAGAAGTAAGGGGAATCATGAGACTTGATGCACAGAAAATGGATTCTGCGGCAGCTATTAAAAGAGAAATCTTTATCGCAGCTGCATAAGGAGAGGTGATTGTGTGATAGTGTCATTACAGGACATGAAAGACTTTCTCGGAGAGGATGGAACGGCCAGTGATACTATCATTACTGACCTCATAAAATCTGCCGAAGAAGAAATTGAAATATCTACAGGTATATTACTTGCAGATACAACAATGACTGAAACTGCAAAGAGGGCTGTACGGATTATGGTATGGCTCTCTTTTTATGCCGACAGAGACAGTGCAAAAAATACACAGTATTTAGTTACTGAAAAAACAAGGATATTAACTAAATTAAAGTGGGGTGATAAACCTGCGACGACATAAAGTTGATATTTTAATCCATGCTACCGGTCAAGATGATTATGGTGATCCAATTGATACATGGAATGTTTTTAAAGGTGGGGTGTGGGCAAGTAAAGAACCGATAATTGGAAAAGAATTTTATACTGCATTAACTACAGATGTGCAAATTGATGCAAAGTTTCTAACTGGATACTTTCCGGGTACAAATAGTACAATGCGATTGAAAAACGGTGATTTTACATATGAGATAATTGGAGAGCCGATTAATATTGGTGACAGAAATATGGAATTACTGTTTTATTGTAGGCTGGTGAAATAATGGCAAAAGCAAACTTTAAAATAACTGGTATGAAAGAGCTGCAGAAAAGCCTTAAGGAACTTGGAAAAACACCACAGAAGCATGTCACTGCAGCAGCCAGAAAAGGTATGAATGTAGTATTAAGCCAGGCAAAAGCCAAGGCCCCACAGGATACCGGAATGCTTAAAAAGGGTATGAAGCTTGTAGGAGAAAGAACAAAGACAAAAGGCAAGAAGATTTACCAGGTAGTCTTTAATAAGGATTATAATGATGTGTTCCAGAAGAAGGATAAAGACGGTAACATTGTAGCTTATTACCCAGTAAGCCAGGAATACGGATACTTTACCAAAAATGGACGTTACATACCAGGATACCGGTTTATACATGGTGCTTTAGAAAATAACGCGCCTAAAGTACAGCAGGTAATTGTAACTACGATGAAGCAGAAAATTGATGCAGAAATAGCGAAAAGGGGGTTGAAGTAGTGGAAAAAGAAACGGCTAATATTAAAACTGGATACTTTGACAGCAATGGGAAGGAAATATCAAAAGGAGATACGCTTTACTTGCTTGACACCTATACTAAAACCCCCTTAGCAATTGGTGTGCTTACAAATAATTGGCGGATAACATGGGATTCACCAGAATATAACCAAAATTTTTGGGTATTTGTTCGCTATAGTAAACAAGCAGACTATCTTGATATAATGGAAGGTGATGACAGTGGAAAAAGAACTTAGATATGAATTAATACAAGCCATACCGGAGCTGTCTAATTCCATATATCCCACAAACGCACCAGAAGGCGTAACAAGACCTTATTTGGTTTACGCAAGGATTAAAACTAACAAGCTTAAAACCCTTGAAGGATACACTGATAAGCAGAATCTAAGTTATATGTTCAGTGTAATGGCTCCAAAGTATGGTGATATGGTAGCCGTAAG